ATGGGAAAATTTCTGATCTCAACTAGAAAGAATGGCGAATTTCAATTTAACTTAAAAGCTGGTAACGGGCAGGTCATCTTAGCTAGCGAAGGTTATAACACCAAAGTTGCCTGCGAAAATGGTATTGCCTCTGTGAAAAAAAATGCACCAGATGATAATCGCTATGATCGTAAAGAATCATCAAGTGGTAAGCAATACTTTAATCTGAAAGCATCTAATGGTCAAATCATAGGTACTAGTGAGATGTACGAAAGTACTGCTGCCAGAGAGAATGGAATTGAATCGGTGAAAAAAAATGCTCCTGATGCCATAATAGAAGAAGCATAAAGTTTTTTGTTGTAAAGAATATAAACTCCTTGTCTTGCAATTGCTATGCAGGGAGTTATGTATACTAATATGAGTATAGATCAGGATGGTGATGTTAAAGAGGATAATATTATAAGATTGTGTTTCCGTTTGATGGATTTGAAGGGAAATAATCTTAGGTAGGACGAGACAAATTCTATGTTACGCAATACCTACGTTTTATTTGTTATTAACCTCACAAATATCCAATACTTGTACAAAATGTACAAGTACTGTTTTAGTTTTTTATTGTAGTTAAATTCAAAATTAGTTCCACACAGATGGTCTATCATAAAAAGACCTTGCGCTATAGGAATTGGTGTAAATTGCAGAAGAAAAAGTGCGATCAATTTGACCGTTTTTCCAATCTAGAGTTTTGAGTTAAAAATATACATGGAAAACAAATTATTTTTTAAGGGAATTTATGGCGATAACTCTATCGATATGGTTAGGGATATTATTCATATTACATTCCTATTCCAAAAAAAAATATTTCTTTTTAAGTAGTCTGAACACCAAAAATATAACCAGCCAAAGCTGACATTGTTATTGCAAAAGTACCCCAGATACAGATACGTAAAACTGCTTTTAGAATTTTTGATCCGCCAGCTTTAGCCGCCAATATTCCTGATAGTATAATCGAAAAATCAAAATTTCCATTTTTGCAAATCAAAATTTCCATTTTTTTACAAATTTATAATATATTTGGACATGAAAAACACTTACGATTTACTTGATAAATTTAGAAATAAAGCAGGTGCCTGGCAAAGTCAACAACAAGCGGAAAGATTAAAAATTGATTTAAAACAAGTCCTTAGTGACAGCGAATATAATGAACTTTGCATTGCACATGGTCATTACCAACTAGGAGAAGGAACAAATGAATTATATTCTGTTTGTAAAGAATTAATGAGCAAGCATCAAAACAACAAAGCCAATACATAACGTATTGGCTTTTTAATTATAGTTTAAACCGCAATTAACCAACGTTTAAAGCAAACTTGACGCTTTCGCCATTAAGCAGCTGCTTTGTATTCTCAAAATTATTCTCATACACATGCACATTACCAAGAAACAATGTAATGCTTTTCAACTGTACATCGATTTTCTTCGAAATAAGGTACAAATGATAAATATCTGAGGGTAATCCTAGATTCGCATCGGAACTGCGCTGATATGCGCTTATTACAAGTTTACCGTTGTCGATTTGAAATTGTATTAAACTTAAACAAGGCTGTTGATTGCTTTCGGTATCGTTAGAACCCAGAAATAATACATAATTCTTTGATGATCGTTTCTCCCTATTAATTTTTTCAATTAGTTTCGGAAGCTTTTCGAAGTAGGTCGGATAACTATTGACCAGGATAGGTCCGCAATAATCCCACCATGAAACACCAATTTCCCGGTAAGCTTCTGTCGAGCGTTCGCCCTGGATAAACAATTGTAGCTCATCTTTGAGTTTCTTTTTAGCCACAGCGTGCCCCTCAAACAGTTCAAGTAAATCAATTGGCTTTAATTCTAGCTTTTGATTAAGTAAAAAAGTGTTTGAGCCTTTTTTATTTGTTTGATTTTTACCTTTTTCAAGGATTTTATTTAGTATTTGATGATACTTATTCATTATTCGATTTTGATTGATGATTGATTATATTATATTTGCACCTCTCAGGTTAATTTTTAAACACACTAAAGCCACAGCATAGAAGACTTTTTGTCCTCCAACGCTGTGGCTTTGTGCTTAATTAAATTACCCTGAGAAAGTTTTTAATTGTTGGAGGACTTTTTTTATTTCAACCTCCCTGAAATTCATTCTATTGTTTCACTTTTAAGGAAACATTACACCAAACTATCAATGCTTTTCATGCAATGATCAGTTTCTATTTTGTCCAGGATAAAAACGATTGCTTTTCCTGTTTTGGTTAATGTGTTATCACGTTGATTTTTACCCAATGCGCTAGATATAGTTTCCTTTCGCTTGCCAAACTCATAACCGCCTTTTTCTATTAAAAGCAGATTAAACAAGTCCTTACAAATTACATTGCCAGATGCGTCTATGCTTGTGGCGATGCTTAGAAGTTGTTGATCTAAACGTTTAAATGAAAACTTCCAACGCCTTTTGTAAAGATTAGTAACAAATGTTATTAGAAGCCCTAAAGGAAAAAGTATCGCTGCTATAACAATAGAAATAAATGCTAAAATTGTACCCATAAATAATTTAGATTAAAACCCAAAGGTTGGCGTTTGAACCGTAAATAGGGCGTGTCTTCGTTTCTAGTAGTAAAGCATGTTTAACTTTTAAATATTCCGTCTCCTTTTTTGTTAAACCTGAATAAACATATATGCTTTCGATATAATCGTTCAAACTATTAATTTGATCCCACGAATAAAAAACAAACTTGCTGCTTATAAACTCTTTTACATCATTGTTTATGGCATAATCTCGAACGTTATAAGTAATGCCATCTTGTCCTGTTTGCCAACTCGGAATTTCAATTTCAACGATAGCGGATTTTTCTCCATTTCTAGCATCATATAAAAGCGGTACTGTTGATCTTATCATAATTATTTTTTTTAATTTTTACCAAGTTTTACGAGATAATGAATTTTCGAAAGTATTTATTATAGTATGAAATGAGACAACCTCTGAATCAGTCATACCCTCATGTATGTAAGTTGATTGTGTTCGTTTTTGGTCAGGATATTTTTGGAGTCCATTCTCATTAACTGACGCGATATAGAGAGGAATTGTAGGTAAAACACCTCCACTGTTTGATGTTGTAACCTTAACTCCTGTTCTAAATTGATTACTAACTGTACTGGAAACTCTTTGAGCTGTGTAAATTCCTTTTGAGTCAGTATTACCATAGACTATGTTACTACCATTCATTCGAGAAACAAAGTAAGGATTAGCCCAAATTGAAACTACACTTGCTTGTGTGGTGGACATGTAAGCTCCAATTGATCTCACATCACCTGTTATATGAGTACCACAAACAATTGTAATGCCGTTTGAAAATACATTTTGAACTATTGATGGAATAAAATGCGTATTAGCTAACTGGTTGCCGCTAACAAACCCTAAAGCAGAATGAGATGTGAGTCCGGAAGGACTTCCAAATGATATCCTAAAAGCATCATCGCTGTCTCGTGGGTCTAATAAATTAAACTTATGGGCAAATTCTGAAGTGTCAACAAAAGGGTAAACACATTGCATTTTATTCCATAAATTGGCCGCTTTCAGATCAATACAAAGCTGATTTACAGCATTAGCTATAGGATTACTTTTTGTTTTTATTGCAATAACGAAAGCCTGCGCATGTGGGTCTGATACCTTTATATATTTTGATCTTCCGAATATTGTTTTAGTTAATAACATATTTATAATCCATAAATTGAAACTTTTGAATCATCGCCTTTTCTTTGAATAAAAGTAAAAATTGAATTCTCAGTTATTGAAGCTCCTGAATAACCACCTAACCATGATTTAGGAGCTGTTATCGCAGTTGTAATTGTTACTGTAGGATCAACAATACCATCGAATTTAAACCCGTCTCGTAAACCACTTGCAGGAACTGTCTGTGTTGAACTAGCTGTAAAAGTTACTATTTTACCATGCCAAGAATCTTGCACCAAACCCGAAGCACTCACGAAAATTTGATTATCAATATCCTGTTTGCCGGACATGTCTTGATTTACTTGTGCGCCGGCTTCTATTCCTTCGAGCTTAACAATTTCAGCAGCTGTTATCAATCTTTCACCTGCAACTTTATCAACTTTGTTAGTGTTTAAACCATCAATTAAAGCCTTTAAGCTTTTACCCATTTCAGCGGTTAAAGCTTTGGTAATGCCTCCGGTTGTAAGATCATTTACTAAAATTGTTTCAAGCGAAGTCTCAACTTCTTTGATGGCATCTACAAGCTCCTGTACTGTGTCAAGATTTATATCATCAGATGATAAAATAATGTTTATACCATCAATTTGGCTTTGTAATTCTTTTCCCTGCTCTGCCGATAGTAACGATGTCGTACCTCCAGTAATAAGATCATTTACAATGCTCAAATATTCAGCAGCAATTTTCTGAAACTCATTTAATGGAGCGTAACCATTTACAGCACCTTTTTGATTTTTATCTTCTTTACTACTAAATAGATCAGCATGCGCATCAGTATCAGTTTTATGAGCATCAAACTGAGATTTATCCGCTTTTGAATTAAGCGTTGCGGCTAAGTTTTGAACACTGGATTGAGGTATTGCTTCATCTTTATGCCAAAATGATTGCCATGAGGCCCAAAATTGCACCTGAGTTGGTTTCGCGCCGGTTACAAACCAGCTTAATATTGTGTTTATATTTGTTGCCATAACTTATCCTATAAATTCAATGTACGCTGCCACGCGGTAAGGGTTTAATAATGAAAATGCTTGGCCGCCTCCAGTAGGTTGCATTCCAAACTTTCCACTTCCTTCATCGGCTTGACCAGTTGTAATTACATGGTTACTCGTTCCGGAACTATTACTGTTACTACCACTAAATGTATGGTCGTGTGACGGCATTTCAGAAATACTGAGGGTTTTATTCTTAAGTCCGCCATTTTTACCAATCAAATTAAATTCAGTCTGTGTAGGGTCATAACCTATAATCATGCGCCCTTTCATGTCTGCAACTTCCTGAAATCCTTCTGGTATTTCGCCAACAGGTTTGAACCAGGGAAAAACAACACCACCGCTTTGGAAAATGGCTAACTTCTTTTCAATTAGTGTTAGCCTGGAAATTAGATCAGTTGGAATGCTTTTGGTCTCAATCGGACGTTTGAAATCAGTCCATAACCATGATTCTTCAGCAGTTCCAAAAGAGGTGTATCGAATGGTGTAAACTTCCCTTAAAGGGTCATTTTCAAAAAATCTCTTAACCGGCTCTTCAAAAATTACAACTGTAGAATCGATTGCAAGTGCTGATTCCCTAAATTCCAAAAGCTCACCATCAATGTACAAAAAGCCGTTTTTGACAGTAGAGCCAACAATCTCACATCCTGAAACAATTGCAAGATTACCCGCAAGTGAACCAAAAGCGTTAAATATCTCAAAAGACGTTTGTAGCTCTTGTAACCTTTCTGTTTTAAGTGGGTAACCTCCTGTTTGATTAAAATTTGATTTATTCATCGATAAAAATATTATAGCGTTTTCCGCCTGCTTTGTAAAAATTAATGTGAGCTCTTAGTCCATCAAGAGATAAATTATAAATTGTCTCCGGTACATAAACAATGAAGTCTAATCCGGTATCTGCTGTCTCTGATTCTGTACGTAGAAAAATAGTTTTATCTTCAGAATCCGTTTCAATCCAAACTTCTTGCCCTTCAGCTTCAGTAAAAATGTAAGTTGTCTCATAAAATTGACCTTCGCCAATATAAATCCGACGCTCTACAGGGTCAAACAGATCATTTAAAGAACCTCTTAATGAACAAACCTGACCATTGTGCTCTAATTTGTAAATGTTTTTAAAACGCCAGTCATACCATAAATCATAAAGCGAAGAAATTGGAGTGACACATAATTGCATCAACTGAGCTAAATTTTGCTTTCGCAAAAATGTTGGCAGCAGCTGAACGGCCAGTACTTTAAAATTGATTTTATACCACATAGCTTATGTCTTGAAATCCTTGAATTTCGAAATATCCAGATACCGGTATTGTCGAAATATTGATTGGCAAAGGAGATTCATAACCATCGGTATCAGGATTAATCCATGCACTTTTTGCGCTCAAAATCGTTGCATCTTTGACACCCGGTACCGTTTGCAGTTTATCTACAATCGCCGACAAACGTAAATCCCCATCAAAAGGTAATTCCTTTAAAAATTGTTCAATTGCATCATTTACCGGATAATTACCGTATAATATACTTTGTCCGGTCGATGATAAAACCAAAGCATCACGCTTAATCTGAATGATCAAATACAACTTGTCCGGGAGATAATTAATTACAGTAATTTGAATACCCGCCCATTTGATTTCCTTCATGTAAGTAAGCTCGAATGCGTCCTTTTGTTCCTGTGTAATTGGCGAAAGTACTCCAGCGGTTTCACCGGCTATTTTTACAATTACACGGCTGCTGTCTTCAGCTTCATTTACCGCAGAATATTTAATGATTTTCGAGTTTTCAATTTGCTCAGGTGTCGCGGTTCCGTTATCGAAGTAATCCTGGTCTGGTACCAAATCAAAGCCGTCCTGAAAACGCAAAGCCATTGTTCGATACCAGGGAAGTGTACCCGATTTTTCATTTGCAAGTTTTTCGTCAACTTCTTTTTTGTGCTGATCAAAAAATTGTTCATGAAGATATATAGCTAAAGCCACTATTTCAAAAAGAATGTTTTCTAAACTATATATTGAAAATTCAGAATCAAACGAAGCTCCAACGGCAAATCCATATTTTACCGATAATGTTTCATTTGCCATAAATGGTGTTGTGATCTCTGATTTTATTTGCGTTTTTGTTCTTGCCATTATCTTATTATAAATGTATCTTCAATGATCATTGCTCCAATACCCTCATCTGGAATTATAACTGACAGGTTTTCATCTGTTAATGCGGTTGCGGGTAAATTATATTCGCTCCATATTTCAAGAATGGATTTATTTTCTTTTCCTGCCGGCATTAATACCTGATCAATACTTAAATTATCAGTTATTGATAGGTTATTCAATATCGCCATCTCAACAGCGTTTTCAATATTGCCAGTTCCTTGAATTACCAAATCACAAAAACTCTGTCCTTGTTTAGCTTTCATAATCAGCTACTATTTTGATATTATCGAGTGTGTATAAATCTAATTCGGAAATTTTCAAACCATCCTTATCGAAATGCTCGTTTATTTTATGTCGATATTCTAAAAGATTATCATTTAACAATACATCACCAAAATTCACCCCTATATCAGGTCTAAATTTTAGATCGCCTTCTGAACCAATAATTATAAGCGCTTTGTTTTGCTCTAAAATGTTTCCGATTACGATCCCGGCAATTATTTTTCCTGTTACATCACGCACAGGATTAATTTTTAAATCCATTGGTTCGCCCTGGTCGTTGTTATCTATTAATTGAATGCCGATGCTTTTCATAATTATTCTAAGTTTCCTTGAAAGGTTCCGGTTACGGCTCCATTAGGAGCAGTTAAACCGCTTTGATAAACAATTACTGCCGTTTTAACATAAGTATCAATTGCAGTTGATAATCGAGTTGCAAACTCATCGTCTGAATTTTCATCCCGGTTGCGCATATCGGTAATAATATCTAAGATGTCCTGTTTTAAAGCTCCTTTATTTAAACCCATTTTAAATCTATTTTAATAACTGATTAACTTTGGTTTCAAAATTTACAATTGCTTGGATACTGTCCGGCAAAGGATTTCCTGAAGGTCCCATTGGAGTAAAAACTTTGATGTTTTTTAACAATTCTGATAAATCTGATAATATTTCTTTCAGCGAAACAGAATCATTTTTAATACTAACTTTTCCATCATTAGAATCAATAAGAATGTTTAACCCACCTTGATTTATTTCCATTTTTTCAAACTGATCAGCTTTTATAACTGTGAGGTTTTCTAAGTCTCCAGTTGAAGAAAGCATAATCACGCTTGAACCCTCTTTAGGTGTTACCAGGATAAAATTATCTTGCTCATTAATTGTGGCTTTCAGCTTTACATCAGAGACCTTTAATCCAGATATTAGCTGAACTGTACAACTTTCACCCTCTATAGAAATAACCTTTCCGGTTATTGGTAAATTTGAGTTTGCACCAACAATTTGTTGTAATAAGGCTTTTATTTTAACGGGTGTATCCATTATGCTAGTTTAATTCCAAATTTTACTGCTCTTTTAGCGCCTGCATCACTAAAAGTTGTTTTAGTAGAGACCACGTAATAAACTCCTTTTTTTTCCGGGTAATCATCATCTGAATAGTGAGCCGAATATGTTGGTTTAACAAACGGTATCAACCAAGTATCAATTGAGCCATCAAAACCATCATAATTATTTTGCTGCAAAACAGTTGCGGCAATTTTCTTCATATCGCTTTCGGTTACAGCTCCAACCTTTAACGTGATTTTCTCACCTCCGGTTGTTCCGGTTGTATAACTTCTAACGTTACCTTTTAGATCAATACTTTCAATCGTAACTTCAACTTTCTTATCAAGAGCTCGTTTATATTCTAAGGAAGATTTTTCGATGTTTTCTTGCATTGAATAAACCACATCACCGCCTTTTTCTAAATATGGTGCATGAATGTGAAGTACTTTATCTTTAGTATCAAAATAGATGTTCGCCTTAGTTTCTTCTTGCAATTTTTTAAGAACATCGTAACCTGTCGCCTGATGGATAATGAATTTTTCAAAACCAATATCATAATCGCAGGAAACTTTAAAAGTTTTGTCGATCTGATCAATAATTGATTCTGCAATTTTTTTAGATGAAGTAGGCTTCATTTCAGCATCTTTAACACCAACACGAAACAAGAAAAGAGCATCTTCGCAAAGTATTTGTAAACTGCTGTCATTAGCAACAATGTCCAGAACATATCCAACAAACTCTTTTTCTAAATTCTTATCATAACCTAATTCTATTAAAACCTCACTGCCACGCCCAATCGTTTGTTGAAAGTTTAAAACCTGATTCATTACAGCTTCAGGTAAAGTGATTGTAGCTGTATCAACCAAATTTTCAACAGATTCATCAATTTCAACTTCAGATATTAACATCAATTGATATTTAGCATCTTTCGTTTTAAAAGTGATTCTCCAGTCCATGTCTAACATATTACACCTCGTTTAGTTTTAATATCAATGCGTAATCAAAATCACTACATGCCTTTATTTCGTAAGCTTGAACATTTTCGCCTTTCGTAAATGGGAAACTAAAATCTTCAATAACAATTTTATTTATACCTAACAGCTGAAAGGGTTCACAAAAAACATATACTGCCTGTGGTGCTGTTAGAAAGCTTTTCAATTTTCTAAAATCAGAAATAGGATAACAGTTTTCAACAGTACCTATTTCGTAATCTCCTAACAAAACACCGGTGATCGTAATATCATAATCGTCTTGTGACCAGCGTTCTTTTACTTTACCTGGTATCTTATTTCCTTTGGCGACACTTCGTTTAATAACTTGGTTTTTACCATTAATTGAAATCATTGTTTCGTATGGCAATAAATATTTTTGACCATTTGGCGTTAAAGAAAAAGACAGCGGAAAAAACTGCTGATCTTCTTTAGGTCCTGAATCTTTAAGCCACCATGAATCTTCAAAGCCAAGCACAGAAGCTTTTTTAATTTTGTCCTGGTTGCGCAAAGGCAGAAAAGGAATTGCCGGCAATACATGTTTTGCTAATTCATTTTGAATAACACTAAAGCGCGGTATTTGTTCAACAACTTTAGAACCAACCAATGATGCAAATAATATTTCCTTGTTTTCCATTATCCTGCTGCTGTATTTGCAGATGCTAAAACTCTCATTAAAGCATCCTGGCTTTGTTCTTTCATTTGGTTGGCTGAATCTTTAAAATCTTTTCCAGTGATTTGAACAGATTCAATCAAATTTTTTAATGTGATATTGATAACCGTATTTTTTGTACCTCCGGTTGCAATCGCTTCATTTGTTTTATTTGTAGCGGTTCCATCAACAGGCTTGCCGTTTTCGTTAAGTGTTGTTCCTGGGACTGTTGGCGGTAGTATTCCAGCTTTCGCTTCTACTTCTTTTTGAGCTTCGTCAGGGGTAACTAAATCCATCGATTTCCTAAGTGCTTTTATTTTTTCAGCACCACCACCAGCAAGATTTTCTAAGCCTGGTATTTTGGCTAGCAATTCTAGTAATTGCTGCATTGGATAAAGCAGCATGTCAAAAAATACCAGACCGATTCTTTTAAGACCTCCAATAATACCATCAGTTGTAAAAGCCTTTGCAATACTGTCCCAGTGCTTTTTTATTGTCATAAAGCCGTTTATAATCCATCCGATAGGACCTAACATTAAGAGCATTGCGGCGCCAAACTCATCCCATCTTTTTATAGCTATCGTGACATAGGTAAGTAGTGCCATAATTGCTAATATGATCAAACCAACGGGATTGGCATCCATTGCTATATTTAGGTTCCATTGTGCCGTAGCTAAAAGATTTGTTGCCACAGCAGCTATCGAGTTCCAAACCGAGGAAACTTTAGCAAAAAATGCAGCTCTTTTTTGCGCAGATGCCAATGTTGAAAAAACGGTTGCCATGCCACTAAAAAGAGGTGACATATCTGAAACATCACGTGCTAAGCCTCCTAATACATCTGCATAACCGATTAAGCCGTTTGTTCCATTGAATAATGATATTTTAAAATCATCAATTTGCGCCTGAAGCCTTTTGTTTTTTTCTAATGGGCTTTCCATTACAATAGCCGCTTGCTCATAAGCTTCGTTTGTTCCGGTTATCGCTCCGGTTAACCTTTCTAGCTCAGGGATTTGCTCAATTAATGCTTTTGTGGCACCGTCAGCACCTTCGCCAAGCCAAGCAGACAATAAGGCACTATCTTTCATTGCAGGCTTTAAAGCCGCCAATCTTTCCGATAATGTGGCGTTTTTATCTGCTAATTTTGTTGTATCAACACCTAAGAGCTGTAATTGTTTTTGATATTCTTTTGGGATGTATTTTCCCTGGCCAAGTTTTACAAGAACATTTCTTAAAGCAACACCGCCTTCAGAACCTTTCTTACCAGCTTTGTCTAAAATTTGTAAAGCTGCGTTTGTCTCTTCAAAAGATACATTTGCCATTTTAGCACCCATTCCCGCCTGTTCAAGAGCCAGTTTAATCTGTGGCAATTCGGCAGAACCTTCACCAGCGGCGGCAGCCATAACATTCATCATTTTTGCCATTTCTCCACTGGCTTTAATCGGGTCTTCAAGCGAAACCTGGTATTGGTTCATTGCAGTTGTCAAAAGCTGAGTTGCAGCAACCTGATCACCACCCATTAATTTGCTCGTTGTACCAACAGATTTACCCATTGCATCAAGCGCATCAGGAACTTCAGCAATTTTAGGAGTTAATTGTCCTAAAATTAATTTGTAAGCTTCAGCTCCAGAGGCAGCAGAATTTCCAAATGCTAAACCTGATTTTCGCGCATTCTTTTCAATTTGGTCAAGCTTTTCGCCAGCAACTCCAGTCATTGCCGATAGGTCATACATCGAAGTGCTTAACTCCATTCCAGGTTTGTTCAAATTCGTAAACGAATTAGTCACTCGGTCAACCTGATCAAGAATAGAACTAAGCTTTATTGCTTTTACATCCTTTTGTATGGAATCAAAAGCTTTCGTAAAGCTATGGTCCATTTGAACGGTACTTGCCTCAACCTTTTCAACAGTTGCATTAAGCTTACCCATGCTTGCCGTTATGGCTTCCGCATTGGAAGTAATCTTAAACATGTATTCAAATAAGTTGTTGCTCATTACTCTTCGTTTTTCTTTTCAGATTGCCTAATCCATTTCAACTCTTGTAATCTCATTGCCCATTCTTCATCACTGAGGCTGTCGGGGTCAATTTTAAAATAGTAACGGAGTTGAGCGCTACTAATTCGGAAAAAATCTTTGTCTTGAACTTCGGCAACCTCTAAAGCTTTTCCAATGTAGCCTCTTTGATTTGAAGCAATTCGGCCAGTTTTTGACCCACGGAAATAAAATATTTGTCAACTGTTTGGATTTCGATGTCTCCCCCAAGCCAGCAACCTTTTAAAAGCATTTCGTTAAACTTCATCGGGTCTTTCGTTCCGACACTGGATGAATAAGACAGCGTTTTTCTATCAACTGATTTGACGATGCAAAATTTACCGTCACAACCTAATTTATAGATGTCTTCGTACTTTTCTTTCCACTCTGCAATTTGTTCCGGAGTAATTTCCGCGAACGTTTCTATTGTTGTTTTTTGCATCTTTTTTATACGTTTTTACGGATGTCAAGGCAAATAAACGGGACTGTTATATCTGCGAATTTGTCTCCTTGTTTATATTCTTTTACACCTTCAAGGAAACGGATGCCATCAAGCGCATCTGTTTTCATAAAGTTCCCATCAATAGGATTTCCAAAAGAAACCAAAGCATCAACGGAAAGGCTTAGGATTGAGCCACCGCCGCTGATTTCTAAGGCATCATATTCAGACTGCAACATCATAAATTCACCTTCATAGGCAATGTTACCGCTCTGAATTGCTTTTGGTTTACGGCCTTTGGCGTAAATTGGTTCTCGTTCTATTTTTTCAGAATATTTAACACCACGAACGCCTGTGACATCACGACCTCCAACAATCAATGTTAGATCAGCCCATTCAAATTCTCTACTATTAAAAGGCATATTTTAGTTATTAGAAGTTATAGGCACAAATCCAAGCGGTACGTTAATGTATCTCGCATACGCTTTTGATCGCACCTGTAATTGTTTGATTTTTATTCTGCCTGTTGATGCAACGTTATGCGTAAGATCAACTTTACAGATTACACCTCTATCACTTGAATCAGATGGGTTATAAGATAGTTCACCTTCCAATGTCATTTCGCTGTATATTTTAGCAACAACAGCCTGTTCTATAACACTTGCAGAAAGTGCCTGAATGGTTCCGTTAGGGTTTACATCAAGATCATCCAATGTGAATTCAACCAAAGCATCATAAGCTAAGCGATACGATTTATCGATTACTCTTCGATGAGTGATATAATGGTAGTCATCATCAACTTCGCATGCTAAAGGACCATCTGTAAGATAGTAACCCGTTTTACGTTTGTGATTTCTGAAAGAAACAAAGCCTTTATCATGCAATGAAGCTATATCATAGAGCTCAACTGGTATATCTAAAATAAAAGCAGTTGTAGGCTTAATGGCACCATCACGAACACGGCCTGGATTAATGTGTACAGCTTTAGAAGCTAAACGACCTGCTAAAACTCCAATAGCTGCGCCTTTTGATGCAGGATTTCCGCTTTTAGTAATAGTATCGCCCAGCAAAACCCCAACACGATTATATTCTAAAGTCGTTAAATCAACCAGATCACTTTTGACACCACTAAAGGCATAACCTTCTAAATACACGAAAAATGGAGCGTACTCTTTATCTGTGTAATTATCTGCAAGCAATTGCGCTTTTGGCATTGCGGCTATAACATCAGCATCAATGGCTGTTGTAATAACAGGAACGTAAGTATTGTCAGGGTCAAAGCTTACAAACAAACCTGATATTGCACCATTAGCAGCATCAAGTAATTTTTCAGCAGGTGTTTTTTGAGTTACAACATCAGGAGTAAAAAAATCGCTTACTTTATCCGTATTGTCAAATCCCATAATCCACAAGCTTGCACCTTCACCAGTTTCATTATAAAACTCTTCACAGAATTTATACAAGCGATAGTTTCCTACGCTTGGCAAAATTCCTAAAGCGGCAACATCTAACATGCTTTTCACTTCGTATGCCTTTTCAAGCAGAAAAGTAGTTGATACAGCTATAGCACTGGCCAACACTCCAAACACCCCATCAGGACGATCTGTGATCGTTCCGAGCTGTCCATTTTGAAATTCAATTTCTACTCCTGGTAACATCTATTTTTTGGTATTAGTTTTAGTATCTTTTTTTGCGTCAGAAGCAGGAGAATCAGAAGCAGGAGCATCAGAAGCAGGAGCGCCGGAAGCAGGAGCATCAGAAGCAGGAGCATCAGAAGCATCAGAAGCAGGAGCGTCGGAAGCAGGAGCATCAGAAGCAGAAGCATCAGAAGCAGGAGCATCAGAAGCAGGAGCGTCGGAAGCAGGAGCATCAGAAGCAGGAGCATCAGAAGCAGGAGCATCGGAAGCAGGAGCATCAGAAGCAGGAGCATCGGAAGCAGGAGCGATAACATTCAATGTTACATGATCAATTCCGTCTAATTCTTCCGCATCAACCTCAATGTTGTTTACATCGACAGCTTCATGAATTTCCTGTCCAGGAAGAATTACATTTTTATTTGCTAAAGTTTTAGCATGATTGCGGGCTGTATCTTCTTTGTAAAATTCCTGCCCGTCTGAGGTTGTAAAAAATTCTGCTATTTTCATTTTAAATAGGTTTTTTGAGTTTATAAATAAAATAGATCAGTCCCAATATGACCAGTACCATAAATAGCCTGCCGCACCATATTTCGGTTTGTTGCCAATAGGTTAAAGGTTTTTCGTAAGGAACTGGAATTGTTATTTCGCCCTGCTTGTTTTCTAATATGTATGTATCTTTCCAGGAAGCGAAAAGCCGTTGAGCTTCTGTTGAACAATCAACTTTTAGCTGATTATTGAAGAGGCTGACATTAGGCGGTTTTAAAAAGTTACCAAGTTTAATTTCTGGAATTCCTTTAATTTTGACTTTACCGTCAATACATTCTAACCAGGACTTGTAATAAGAGCTATCTGGTTTAATTTCGAAAACTGTGTCACGTACAACTACTTTTGTTGTAACTGTGTTTACTTCTGTCTTGGTTGATAAAGGAACGCTGTTGCTTTTGCAAGCAACGAACGTTCCAATCAAGAAAACAAAAAACAAAAAGTAAAATGAACAGAGAGTTTTTTTAATGCTGTTTTTCATATTTAATTGCTTTTTAAATAGGCTTTAAAATCTTATAAAACCTTTCATTTGAGATGTTTTTCTGTCGTATCTTCGAGCTACCTCGTACCCTTCACGACTTCCTTCGTCATTGGTATTTCCTTCAATGGTTTGAAGTTTTCCGTTGTCTAAAACCTTTTCAACAAATCCTGTGTGTCCGGTACCATTTCCAAAATCCATTATAAAAAAGTCACCTGGTTGTGGTGTGGTTACTCTGAGCTTTGCCATCTTATTGTACATGTCCAAAACACCGGCTGTTTTTGCCAATGGGTTTAAAACATTCAATTCAATAGAAGCTGATTTTATTGACCAATAAACGAAAGCCATGCACCACGCGTAACCTTTTCCTAGTCCCACTGATTTTAAATATTTTTCAACCGCTGGTCCAGCATTGCTGTTTTTCGGTATTTCCTGTACGCCAATTTGGCTTTGGGCTATTGCTAGAGCTTTACTTCGTAGTTTCATGTGGCTTTCCGTTTAATTGTTTGAACTTTTGCAACTCATCTACTAACTGCTGATTTATTAACATTAATTCCCTGTGTTGAATTTCCAAAGCCTTGATGGTCTCGTAAGCTGCGGTCAATCTCGTTGCCATATCATCGAGCATGTCCCGGTAATATTTAACAGCCATTACAGCGTTATCAAGTTCCGCCGCTCTATCTTCAGCGAGCGTTTTTCTTCGTGAAAAGAGCCAGGTAATTAATCCAGATAAAAAAGCTGTAATAGCCGGGTAAACAATTTGTTCCATTTAATCGTTTTTAAAAAAAGGCTCTATAAGTGGATTTTTAAAACCATAGTAGAGCCTTTTTACATATTTATATCTGTGGCTTTAATTAAAGAATTGCGCCTATTTTTTCAGCTCTGAAAGGAGTCGCTAAGAAGTAGTGACGGTAAGCCAAATCATTTGTTTGACCTGATGGATTTGTTGCAGCAGGGGTAAAATACTGTTTTGTATTACCTGTTTTCTTTGCAACACCAGTAAGACCAAAAACAATAGAACCAGCTTTATCAGTTCCGGCAGGTACTGAGCCATAAGCCTTCTTAACACCCGCATCCGTATAGTAAGGCATGTTTTCATAAGTGTATAAATGAAACCCTAAAATTTTAGGAGCTGGCATTCCCTCAGTGTAATTGATCAGTTTATCACCAAAGTTTTTACGATCTAGTAACAAATCATTCCAATGATCTTCCGTTAAAACCAAACGTCTATCCTTTAAAGGAAACTTACCTGACTTACAGGCCGCTTTAAGTCTTACTAAATCATCGTATGTAAGTCTTGGACGCGTTCCGTCCATTAAAGGCGCATCAGTTCCGTTTACACCTGTAGCGAAAATAACCGGTGTTTTAGCAGTATTGGTTTGTGGAGCTATCGAGTGAATGGCTTTGCTATATTTCTCAACCAAAATCCCTCTAACAGAACTTTTGGTTACTGTATCGATCTTATCATAGGATGCACCCATAATCTGATCATCTGAAACCGTAACAACTTTTGTTTGATACTTATCAAGCGTAAATTGTAAATGTCCATCTGCATACTCCTGTACAGGAATTGGATAGGTATTATTATTGACTAAAACATCAACTTCAAAATCAGTTGCAGCAATGTGAATAATATTTTGTTCCGTTGCTGTGTTTTCACCCAACTGGCTAACATCAGCGTCTAGCTCGGCAACACCTTCTAACCATGGCGCTTGGTCTGCTTCATCTAGGTTTTCGATCACACGATCTAACCAAATTTCTGGGAAATTTTGTGGCATCTTTTATTTTTTTACGTTAAACATTTTTTTGTATTCGTCTGGATTTGTGGTTTTGAAAGCCAACTGAGCATCCAGACTTAATTTTTGAAACTCTTCTTTAGTGGTTACACCACCAGTAGGAACAATTGTTTTGTCTCCTAAAGTGACCTTTGCCGGAATGCTTTCAATAGTTGTTTTTGCCAATGCAAAATCAGCAGTAGCAAGCTTCACAAAGTCATCCTTTTTTGTGGCCGGGATTCTACCTTCTGTAATTGCTAATGTTACCATTTCTTCAATGGCCAAAGTGGCAGCGTTATCCTTTTCAGTTTGTAACGCCAAAAGTTTAGCACTCATTTCGGTATTGTCTTTTGACAATTTTAAGATCGCGGCTTCAACAGCTTCGACATCCACTTCCGGTGTCGCTTTATCAAAACTCAAAGCTGTTAACACAGCTAATGTTAGTGTGATTTTTTTCATATCGTTTTTAGGGTTTAAATCTAATTTTTGGGTGTCGCCTGGTTCAGGCTGTATTGATAAACACAATTCCTTAACCTCTTCATCTTTTAAGAGTTCGCCAGATTGGGTGTAAAGACGGATAGAGTTAGCATTTGACGGAACGGCTACGATAGAGCATTCATAAAGTTCACATTTGGTCATTACCACTTTATCACCGATAATTTTTAAATCATCGCGATTAAACGTAATTCCCATTGAGCATGAATTTATAAAGCCACGATCAACCTTACCGGAAACAAACGCTGCGTCCTCATCATCTAAATCGAAAACAGGTTCAGCAAGTAGTAAGTCATTGTCAACTTTCAAATTTTCCCACTTACCCAAAACATTACTGGTAGAGTTCCAATGTTGATTTAACATCATCGGGTTTTTTTTGAATCTCTTCAAACTGATACCAGATGTTACAATGCTAAATCCATAACTATTGTCCTGTGTTTGATCGTTAAAAACAAAAGGTTTAGGCATAATCTAATGTGTGTGTTTATTTCATTTTGAGATGGCAAAGATTAGTAGTTAGAACGCCTTAAAAAAAAATAGTGACACTCCCTGAACCTTTGTATAAACTGACCGTATAAGGTTATAAACTCCCTGAACATGATTTTTTTAAACCGCCTTTATTCCATCAATTTTGCTTATAAAATCGACACAATGGCACTAAAAAAGGCGCAGGAAAAAGAGTACGCGAAATCATTATATATAGGAGGCGGATTAACTCAAAAGGAAATAGCGGAAAGAGTTACTGTAACCGAAAAAACTTTAGCCAGATGGATTAAGGAAGGAAAATGGGACAGTCTTAAAAAATCTTTACTGACTACCAAACAAACCCAGCTTTCATTTTTATATGATCAGCTTGATTTTCTTAATACTGATATTTCGAAAAGAGAATTTAAGGTTGCTACCGGAAAGGAGGCAGACACCATTATAAAAATAACTGCTGCCATTAATCGACTTGAAACCGAAACATCAATTGGCGACACTGTAGAAGTTGCAAGAAACTTCATTGAGTTTGTACGCCCTCAGGATTTGGAGCTTGCTAAAACAATTACAAATCATTTTGATGTCTTCATCACTGCAAAAATGAAATAATGGCTAACGCGGAAGATAAAAAGTATTTTGAATTATGGCAGCAGTTTCGGGACAACACCCGAAAGGCGACACCTATTGATTTAACTGAAACTTTAGTTGACAAACAAAACCGTATTGCCAAACTAGAGAAAAACCCTGAACAATGGTTTAAATACTATTTCCCTAATTTCTATACATCAGAACCGGCACCGTTCCATAAAGCTGCAACCAAAAGAGTTTTAAGCAACCCGGAATGGTATGAGGTTCGTTCCTGGTCTCGTGAACTTTCAAAAACAGGACGTACAATGATGGAAGTTCTTTTCCTGGCAATGACCGGGAAAAAGAAAAACATCTTATTAGTCTCCAGTACTTATGATAACGCCGAACGTTTATTGCTTCCTTACAAATCGATATTAGAAGCCAATAACAGGATAATCAATGATTATGGCGAACAGGAAAGTTTAGGAGCTTGGGAGGCGGGCGAATTTGTTACTAAAAAAGGCGTTTCGTTTCGTGCGCTTGGTGCCGGACAGTCACCGCGTGGAACTCGTAAAGACGAAGTGCGTCCAGACTGTATTTTGATTGATGACATTGATACGGACGAAGAGTGTCGTAACGCTTCCAGAATCAAAGCTAAAGTAAAATGGTTAGAAGAAGCTTTATATGGTACCCGTTCTATTTCAAACCCTTTATTGTGGATTGCCTGCGGTAACATTATTGCTAAATATTGTTGTGTTACTGAAATGGCAAAAGTTGCCGACGAACATGAGATCATAAACATTCGTGATAAAAACGGAGTTTCGACTTGGCCACAAAAAAACACTGAAACTCTAATTGATCGTGCGCTTTCAAAAATATCCTGGACAGCTCAACAAAAGGAATATTATAATAATCCGGTTGCTGATGGTGATGTATTCAAAGAAGTTCTTTACGGCAAATGTCCGCCTTTAAGCTCCTGTGATTCTGTCCTGGCTTATGCTGACCCGTCAACTTCAAATAAAGACAAAGGAGCAAGTAAACAGGCTTCTTATAAATCAGTAGGTATTATTGGCAAAAAAGGTTCTAAGAGGTACTTATACAAAATTTGGCTTAAGCAAACCAACAACGCAACTTTTGTGAACTGGCTTTTTGAAGCTTACGAATACCTGGTTCAAAACAAAGTCGATATCAAAAGAATCTACATTGAAAATAACTCACTGCAAGACCCGCACTACGAGCAAGTAATCACTCCTGAAATTAAAAAAAGAAGCAGGGATTTGGATTTGCATTTGCCAATAACAGAAGACAAACGAAAGAAACCTGAGAAATTTTTCAGGATTGAAGGAACGCTGGAACCAATTCACTCAAAAGGTAATTTGATTTTCAATATTGATGAAAAGACAAACCCTGATATGGTAGTTATGGAAGGGCAAATGTTGGGAGTTGAAGAAAATGCAAAAACAATGGACGGGCCCGATATGCTCGAAGGCGGTTGTTGGATTTTGGATAACAAAGCGGTTCCAATGGAGGGCGGTTATTCATACGGAGGGGGTAGTAATAGAAAATATTAACATATGTTTTTAGAAAAAAGCGATTTAGGAAGTGCCATTTATGGCTATCAGATTGATCAGATCACCGAAGGGAATGATGATTTAGTATTGCAGGCCATCGGCGCAGCCATTCAGGAAGTTGGCGGGTATTTGTCCGGGACGTCGTCTTATGATGTTGTCGCCACATTTGCAGCAACGGGAACGGCTCGAAATCCTTTGATTCTTACACACACAGTAACCGTTGCAAAATGGTATCTGGTAGAATTATGCAATGCTGACATAATATATGAGCAGGCAAAAGAACGATACGACAGAGCTGTAGCCTGGTTTATTAAATTATCTAAAGGAACGGTAAAATTAGACGATTTACCCACAATTCCTATTGATGATCAACAAGACGATTTGGACGGTTTTGGTTTTGGTTCACGAATAAAATTTAATCACGAGTAAAAAATGAGCAGTAGAAAAGTTAGATCACTAGCCCGAAATAGAATAGAATTGGCATCAAAAACAACAACCGCAAAGGGAGGCTCTCCCGGATTAGTAAATCAAATTGTTCCGGTTGCAATGTCGCGTGTGCGTCAGGACGTGTTAACGTGGAAAACGGCACTAACAATGGCGGGTAAAACCGAAAAACCAAAACGTTTTCTATTAATGAACCTATACGATGAAATTAACATCGATGGTTTACTTCGTTCTCAGGTCGGCAACCGTTTTTTAAAGTCATTAGCATGTAACTTTCAAATAACAGATAAAGCCGGAAAACTTAACGAAGAGGTTACCAACTTTTTGCAGGATAAAATTTGGGTCAATGAAATCAATAAGGCAATTTTAGGCACCGTTACGCATGGTCATTCCGTTGTAGAGTTAGATTGGATTAAAAAATTAAACAACGTAGAGACCACGAAACCGCAATTGGGCGCAAAGCTTTTAAAGAGACAAAACATTGATCCAAAAGAAGGCATATTTTATCCTGATTACAGGGATGATAAAGGATTCGCATATCGTGAAATGCGTGAATTCGGAACATGGATTTTAGAGTTTGGAGACCCGGAAGATTTAGGTCTGATGAATTGCGCTGTACCTCACGTGTTGTTTAAACGTTTTGCGCAATCCTGTTGGTCTGAACTTTGTGAGATTGCCGGCATTCCACCACGTGTTATGAAAACCGATACGCAAAATATTGCAATGCTTCGAAGAGCTGAGCGAATGATGAAAGAATTTGGCGCAGCGGCTTGGTTTATTATTGACGAAAACGAAGCATTCGAATTTGCGGAAGCGACAAAAGCGGACGGTGTTGTTTATGAAAGTTTAATGAAATTTTGTAACAACGAACTTTCAATGCTTTTCAATGGTGCTGTAATGGGTCAGGACACCAAAAACGGTAGCCGATCTAAAGAAGCATCAATGCAGGAAACATTACAAACCTTAGTTAATAGTGATTTATCATTGATTGAGCAATATTGGAATGCAGTTGTAATTCCGGCATTGATAAATATTGGAATAATTTCCGGCGATTGTGTTTTCTCATATCCTGAAACTAAAGATATCGCGCAATTATGGTCAATGACTAAAGAAGCAATGCAAAAATATGAAATGGATATCGAATGGATGAACTCGACCTTTGGTTTGAAAATATTAAGACCTCTACAAGCGGCAACAGCTCCAGCAACAAATCTTTCATTTGGTGAGGGTTTTTTCGTCTAGGCCCCAAAGCTTATGATGGGTATTTTGGGGCGTTACATAACCGGTTAAATTTTCTGTACGATTGCAATTGCGAAGACTGCAAGACAGAAAAACAAAGCGTTGTAACATTGGCAATAGAAAACAAATTTAAAGGCGTTTTAAAAACCGTTGAAAAGGCATTTAAAAAACTGCATCAGAACGGAAAATATACCCCGGAAGATTTACTAAAAACCAAAGAATATAAAAATCTGATTAAAGAAACGAGTTCAGTTTTTGAATCTGCTATTTTAGATAATGACATCCCGGAAGCAATGCTCAAAAGTCTGAAAGAAGATATATTTATATTTTCGGGGCTTAAAACACATGCGCAATTATTTGAAGCTTCAAGCCTTTTGTTGACTGATGAAAACAAAAAAAAATCATTTAGTCAGTTTTCTAAAGATGTCTCAAAAATCAAAGAAAACTACAATCAGAATTACTTAGAAGCAGAATGGCAATTTGCAGGATCATCAGCACAGTCAGCAGCGAATTGGGCGGATGTTTCAAGTGATTATGATTTGCAATATAGAACAGCTAGTGATGACAAAGTAAGAGATAGCCACGCAATATTGCACAATGTAACTCTTGCGGCTGACGATGTGTTTTGGATTTACTATTATCCGCCAAACGGGTGGCGTTGTCGTTGTTTGGCTATCATGGTTAGAAAAGGAAAATTTGATGTTAGTGACAGCAAAAAATCTATTGCTAATGGTGAAAAAGCCACAAGCCAAATCGGTAAGGATGGAAAAAACAAACTTGCAATATTCAGGTTTAATCCTGGACTAACAAAAAAGATTTTCCCGCCTGAGCATCCATACACTAAAGTTAAAGGAGCAAAAGCAGTAGTTAAAGAATTGAAAAAAGAAAACACTATTGATCTGGCTGACTTTATTAAAGGCGAAGATCCGACCAATAACGAAATGAAAGCTATTCTTTTAAAGTACGCTGATATTTCACCGGAAGATTTTAGAAGAGGCCTGGACGATGTGAAGTTTTTAAAATCAACTTCATATATGATGCAACACGCCATGTATCACAATAGAAATTCCGGTGAATGGGTTGGTGGTTCAATCATAACATTAAGCAGTCACGAGTTTTCAAGTATTAAATTTAATCCGCTTGAAGAGTTTAGAGGTGGTTTGGCTGCAATTAAAAGCGGTAAGAAAATGACCTTTAACCAGGAATATTCTTTTGAAAGTTTATGGCATGAAATATTACACGCTAAAACTAAAACACCGCCAAAAAAATTGAGTACAATTGGTACTAAAAATATGGAAACGGTCAACCAATTTGTTGCAAGACATACATACCCGGACTTTATAAAAAAATTAGGAGGCGAAGCAATTCACCAAAAAGAAATTTTAGAAAATGGCTACGGTTACAAAAGCTGGATAACTGACTTTAGAGCAAATCTAAAAAACAGGAAAATTGATGAGAAGAAAGCAGCTAAGCATTTGATGCCTTTTTTAATGGAGGATTACAGCACGATTGGTAGTAAGGTCACGAAATATTTAAACGAAAATACTAAATAGCAATATTGGCACAATCATAACCCAAACCTTCGGTTTGAAGTGCTTTTGGTAGTTTTTTCCAATATTCTTTTGCTTTGTCCTGGTCTTCTCTAAATTCAAATAAAACGGCTAAATCATAATAGGCGTTTTCTTGCGAGACAAGTTCTTTATAAATCTCTTGTGTGAGCTCTTTGTCGGTTTCTATACCAAATTTTAGGCACAACGAAAAGGAATCAAAACGAATGTCGTTCAGTTCCTGAGGCGTTGGTTTAAAGTCAAATATGGTTTCCATAACAACAAAATTAAGATAAGTATTTTGATTTACAATACTATAAACCGTAAAAAATGGATTTAAAGGAATTAGAAAAAAAAATAGTCAATGATTTAGCGGTTGAATTAACCGAAGAGTTTGACCGAAATTTTGAAAGAAAAGCCTTTTTTACTCAAAAGTGGCCGACCACAAAAATTGCAAATAGTCGAGGTTCTTTATTGAACAGAACCGGAAACCTACGCAGATCAATAAGGTATAATATTCGTGAAGGTGTGATTCGCTTTAGCAGTTCATTACCTTATGCCTCAGTACATAATGAAGGCGGTGAAATTGTTGTAACGGCAAAAATGAAGTCGTATTTCTGGGCTATGTATTATAAAGCCCTGGGCGGAATAACAACTAAGAAAAGCGGAGCTGAAAGAAAAAGCAAAAAAAACCTTAATCTTAGTGCTGAGGCTGAAAAATGGAAAAGCCTTGCTTTAATGAAAATAGGGCATAAAATAAAAGTCGAAAAACGCCAAATTATAGGAGGTCACCCGGAAGTTACCAAAATTGTAAAAGGCGTAATTGACGACAATTTAAAAATATATAGTGATGAACTTATGAAACAATTTAGACGATGAAAGAATTTTTACAGAATACTCAGGCAAAAATTAACGAAGTTACCGGCATTCCATATATTGACGAAGATTGGGGGCAACTTGACGACTATTCACCAAATTCACCAGTTATTTGGCCGTGCTGTTTAATTGATATGTCCAATGTAGATTTTAGTGATTTAGGAATTGATAAAAAAGCAGTTCCACAAAACAGGCAGGAAGCAACAGGACTAGTAACATTGACTTTTGCAAACCTAAAAATTACTAATACAAGTTTTAAAGCTCCACAAGCCCAAAAAGATAGTGCCTGGTCAATACATGATATTATCGAAGCTGCGCATGCAAAAGTACATGGATTTGCGCCTGTGATCGGCTCAGGAAAGCTAATGCGCCGATCTTTTAAAAGGGTAAAGCGTGATGATGGAATCCAACAATATCAAGTAGTTTATACAATTGGTTTGCACAATGTTTAAATAGCCATTCTAAGTTGTTGGCTTTTTAATGTCTCCAGCTCGGCAATTTCTTTGTTAACCGGTGTACACATTATAGTGTGAAATGTAGTTCTTGAAATCGGATAAACCGGGCAAATGTATTTTCTTAAAATAACAGTGTCCGGGATGTCTTCTGTTTTATGAGTTTTGTATAACTGCATAATAAGCTGATAGCGTTTCAGCGTATTATATCTGATTCCGATAGATTGATTAGTTGCACTCATATAGGACAAAAATATATATATTTTTAATATCGTACAACTCAACTTTTAAGCATAAAAAAAGCCTCCATATTGGAGGCTTTTTTTATGAGTAATTATGGATGTACCAGTTGTTTTCCGCATAATCATTTTTGTCAAAACGATATTCAATTCTTGGTTCTTTTATTTTTAATACTCTACTCTTGTAATCTTCAATCGTTTTTTCAACATTTAATCCTGGTTTAAAAACTTTTTCCCAAACTGGAAATAAATCCAAGTACTTTCCGGTTACTTCATTAAAACGTAAAGTCCTAATTCCTTTTTTTTCTAATTCTATATTTTCGCCTGCTTGATCAATATAAAATTTAACTTTTAAGCATTCGTCACACTGAAAAAACGACTTTGCTTTTCTTTCTTTATTAACTGCATCAGCAGGAATATAGAGAACTTCATAAAAATTTTCAGGTTGGTTGGTTGTTTCGTCAATTCTCAAAAACTCAAATTTGGTTTTGCTGTTGGAAATGATCTGATCTGCGAACTCTCTAGCTGATTCATTACTTAATGAATCTAAAGCTTTAATATATTTTGCATCCTGAGCCTGGACAAACATCGAAATCAAAAATAAAATTGCGATATGAAAGCGCTTTTTAACTGCTTTCCTTTGTTTCACTCTTTGGCTCCAAGGTCTTTGGTAAATTTCAAGTGTATTTCCCAGATTTTTAAAAGATTGGGACGTCACCTGAACCGCTTTAGCAAGATTCATTAATCCATTCGTTAAATCTTCCGCTGTATAACCTGATTTTGACTTATTATTCATTGTTGCAAATTTAAAATTTTAATTAATTCATTTTCATGATTTTCATAGTAAACACAAAATACTGCAATTTCGTTTTTATAATTTTCCAAAACGGTAATGTTATGGTATTTAGCTGGAAAAAGTGTACTTCCGTGTCCGTTGTAAAGTTCTCTATTGTAATATTCCATTGCTTCAATAAATCTCTTAGGCATTGATATTCGAATGTTTCGGTAATCAACTTTACATTCATGTTGCAAATATCGAAGTGAATCCATTAAAAACTCATTTACTATCGGAAACATACTTCTTTCTATTGAATAAATTATTTTTTTTTGGGGTTCATTCTTTTTTAAATCCATTATTTTTATTTCAAATATATTAATAAAACAGTACAACATAAACAATAGCCAAAAAAAGAAACAATACTAAAGCTGCCAATATCCTAATTCTAAATTGTGTTTTTCTGTCAATTTCCGCATGAATTAATGCTAATTTAGCGTATTCCCTGTCTCTTATTTGCTGATATTTATCATTCATATTTCAAAGGTATTAGGTTAGATTCTTTTATTTTTACGGTTTTCCTTTCTTTGTCAACAATTTTTATATTCTTCACCGGAAAAACGAAAGTTTGTTCTGTTTTGTTTCGTTTCCTTTGGGAAAAATAAATACTGTCATTAACGATTGTATAAGAATCAGTATAGTAATTACAATTTTTAGAATCGGTTACCATAAAGTTATTCAGTAAAGTTGCTTTGCACGAAAGTAGATAGTGGCTCGATGCCAGGAGAAAACCCATTAAAAACCAGTATAATCTTGCTGATCTGTTTGCGTCTTTTTTACTTATATTTTTCATTTTGTCGTTTGTTTAAATTAGTATTTTAAATCTGTCCAGTGAATAATTTTAGCAGCGTACCAATTATCCTTTGTTTTTCTTATAAGGGGGTAGAAATAATTAAAAAAGTCTTCCCAGGTATCGAAGCCGTCATTTTTTACAAACTCTAATATTTTATTCTGATCGTGCAATTGCTGCCCGTTTATTGATATTTCAATAATGTCATTATAAGCGTAGCTCATATAAACGGACTGGGTACTGACCACCGGCAGAACCGGAGCAAATCGAAACATATCTTTTTTGCGAACATTGATGAAGAAATCAATCTTTTTTCCTTTTTCCCAGCGGTCTTTTGGGTCTTCCCGGATACTGTGTATTTTTGGTTTGCACTTGGATTTCACAAAGAAGTTATAGTTTGGAGTAACATGCGCTTCGCTCAATCCTACTTTGTTTTCAATTCTAATTCCAACATGTATTTTTTCTACAAAAAAAGTAGGCTTTCCGTTTAAATGTGTGCTAAATCCTAATATCATGCTAAGTCGTTTTGAACGTTATAAATTGAAATATTAATCACTTCATCAACATGATACACATGTGAATTTTTGTGAGGTTCGTAGTTCTTTAATTCTGGTAATTTTGCACTTCCTTTATACTCGTTTAAAGCTGCTTTAAACAGTGTTTTAATTGTTCCGATAGCTTCACTTTTATTCTTGAAAAGCGAACCGTCAACCGCTTGCAAATTTTCAAGAATCAAAAGCTGCAGTTTGTTTTTGGTTGAGTAAGTTTGAGTAACTTTTGTAAATTGTTTTGACATGATTTATTTGTTTAAGTGATCATTGTTTAATAGCGAAATCGTGGATTAGGAAAACCTATAGGTTGGTCAATATGGTTGTTATGTTTACCAAAACCCTCCAGCATCCTGTGGATTTCTTCAACTGTTTTATTATTAAAAGTGTAAGACTTGACTATTTCTTTCTTACCTCTGTGCATAATCAATACAACCGAAGGAGCATGTTTTGAATGGTTAATATCTGACGCTACAAAAAATTGATCATTCAGGAATCTAACATGACCCAGGATTAGTTTATAATCTGAGTTCGATTCATTTAGCCATCGTGAATGAGATTCTAGCTTATAACAAATTGACTTATTTTTATTTTCAAGCAGGAAAATTTTGTTTTCTAGCTTGGTAATTCCTAAAATATCCTTGATGTAATTCGTTATTCTTTTTGTAATTTTTTTCATTTTCGATTGTTTAACCATTGTTTAAATTCGGTTTCAAATGCTGTTTTGCCTAAAGCTGCCATACCTTCACATACGTTAGTAAATCCTTTGCTTTTAGTAAAATTTAGCTTCATGGTGTAGTTGCCATTGCGATCTGCTGTTTTTGGATTTGCTAAGTTTTTATTGTCCTGGCTTTGCTTTAATAAAGTTTTACTAATTTGGTATTGATACTTTTTACGGTGCGGTTTTGGAATTTTAGCAAAGGGAGGTGTGAGTGTTCTGGATTCGATTAGCTCGTTAATGGTAAGTTGAAAAACTTCGTTTAAAGAGCCTTTAAACATCACTTTAGTTTTAAAAATCTGAAGTGTCCAATTTCCTTCACTATTGGCGGCCAAATGAAAATGACCGCCCGAAGTTTCTTTAATTACATTTAAAAGTTCTGCCTCTTTGTCCATCAGTTAATATTCGTCGTTAAATCGTTCCTTGAAAATCCAAGTTGCCAATAATGCTTGCGCAGTTGATGATCGAGCCAGTTTTTTTTTGTATTTTGGAACCTGAATAAAACATTTTATTTTTTGTGCTTCAGTTAGTTTTTTAAAGTGTCTTTCAGCATCTTTTCTGGATTCCTTATATCCGTACAAATTCCATAATGCTTCAAAACTTAAATCTGCGGGTGATTTTTCTATCTCAAAAACTTTAAGGTATTTTTTAACCTTCATCCAAATAGTTTTCATAATATTCTCATTTGACGGATAATTTGAGCTAAAAAGCCACTTTGTTTGTTCTTCGTTTAATTCTCCTTCTGAGATTTCAAATTGCTTTAGATTGCCGTTTAAATCGTATTTAAAAAGGAATACTAAACCGATTTCTTTGCCTTTGGCTCTGTACGTATTTAATGGCTCCATAACTAACTCACTTTTTTTAAAAACCATTTATTAGGTTCTTTAGTTGAAAATATTGGAAGCTTCAATTTAACAGCGACCTCATGTTCTAATTTTGCACCTTCGCTAAAGTGCCAATCATCTAAAAGCAAAACAGCATCACAATCGAATAATGCCTTTAAACATTTCTTCATGGCCTCAGTCCAAGTAGCTGACCAGTCACCAACAACTTCAAGTGGGTTCACCGCTATAAATCCCATAATTTCGACTAAATCCGTTGCTTTCTGGAATTTATCAATGCAAGCTTGCCGATCTTCACCGGTTACTTTTCCGGCTATGTATATTTTCTTTTTCATGGATTTGGATTGTTTCGAATAAAGGTTAATATTGTTTCAACTGTCGAAGCATGGCTTTTTACATGCCTTACCGATAAGTAATCTTCATTTTTAAAACTTACCTTAGCTTCAACATATTCGTTATTAATAAAGTGACAGATAACTTCGTATTTGTTGATTATGATTTTCTTGTCAGGTAGAACTTTCACTTTAAATTCGGGTACCTTTTGAGCAATTTGCTTAATACCTGACATCAACATTTGCCAATCAGTAATTAGATCTTCTTTTATCTTCATTTTAAAAGGAATTTTACAGGTTTGGTATGGACAAAAGTTTGTGAAATTTGTTTCGCCTCTTTTTGTAGTCTCTTTTCAGTTTCGAAAATGCTTTCAATTTTAAGAGTTGGCCGTTTAAGGTATTTGGTTGTTCTCATCAGGCTAATTGTTGATTTAAGATTGTTTTTATTAGTCCAAGTACATTCCGATCATAATCACTCATTGCAAAGTTTTCAGTTATTAAAATGAATTGTTCGAGATAATGAGCCTCGTAATATTCTAAACTAAAAGACATCTTTTTCGGTTTTGTGAAAAGTGTCGGCACTTGTCTGTTCAGTTCTAATTGCTTTTTCTCTAATTTCAGAATCACTTTATCTAAAACCGATCTGGCTACTCTTACTTCGCGAGATTTCTCAGGAGTGTATGGCGGTTTAGGAAAGTGGAAAACTAAAGCGTTAAGATGTTGTTTTGATAATTTTAGATTTACTTTCATTTTAACAATCGGTTTTAGGTTCGGATAATTCTTTTCTACAATCGGAGCAAACGATTACTGTTTTTTCACATCCACAAGTGGCTTCTAATACTTTGATTTCGGCTATATTGTGCGGGCAAACTTCTGTAATGCTATAATTTCCCATTGCCAGCATTTCAAGCTCACATTCAAAAAAATAAAGGTCTTGGAGTTTCTTAATAGGTTTTGATTTACGTTTTCTCTTTTTGGTTAGTGAGATTGCACAATACCAAGCCGTCATAAACGCACCTATTATAATTATTATCTGAATTATTAATATTTTCAAATACTCCATTTGCCTACCTTTTTTTAGAACTATGAACCGTTTTTACTATTCCTTCCAGGGCAATTATTATTTTTGAAATCTCTTCAGGGAACATACTTTTTAAAGGCTTATTTACTGGCGATTTTTCACTCTTTAAAAATTCGCTTAACCTAGCAAGGTCAGGAACTTCGCCATATCGTTCATTTGGTACAACCCATTGAGCTTGTCTCAATAGAGAAAGCACATATTTATGTTGCGAATTGGTTTTATCGAATAATCCCCAATTGCTTTTACTATGACTTCTACCACCTTCTAAAATGGTTTTAAGTTGCTTTTCTGGTTTGTTGTAGTTATCTACAGCGGAACCGGTTCCGCTGTAGATTTGTGGTTTTTTGGTTGCTGTCATAACCTATTTTTTTCTTAAAAAAAACTCGTATATATATGCTACAATGCCTAAAAATATTAGCAAGGCAATCACGCTTAGAATTGGAGAAAAGACCCAATACCAACTCCAATCGATTGTATTGGTTAGTTTTAAACTGATAAAAATTATTGTGGTTACAACTATTATAATAAGGCCTACGCTGTCTGAATTGTCTTTATTATTACTCATGTGTTTTGATTTTTGCTTTGTTTGTAAAGTGATCTGATTCTAAATTGTAGCCACTCTGTATAAGTGGCTATTGGCTTTCGATTGGTCCATATTAACAGTATCGTTAATAATAGGATAGTACTAAGATTTGACTGGTTCACTGTAAAAATCGAATTTGTAACCTTGTGAAAAATCAACTGAACTGGCTGAAAGCGGAATTGGTGTTCTTGTTCCGTCATCATCTATGTGAGTAGCTTCGACATACCATACTGAGCGAACTGGTTTATACGATTCTGAAATGATGTTCACGCCGTCAGTAAATTCCTCATCATTAATTTCCTTCGTCAATTTTTGGAGTTCTAAAACCCTGCTGCCTTTTAGATTTCCTTTGGCATCTTTCTTTAAAAGATTGAAAACAATATTTACAAGTGATGCTGTTGATTCATTTGTTGCTAGCGAACTGATGTATTTTTCTACTTTGGCAATTCCAGCACTTACTGTGTCATCCCATCCGTCAGTAACTCGGTAGCCAATTGTTATTTCACCGTTTTTGTATGAAAATGTATGTGACTGCTGTTTTTCCTTGATTCCGAACACATCAGCTTTTAGTTTTAAAACATCTTCAAAATATTTAAAAGCCTTTGTTTTTGCATTCGAAATCATTTCAGAAGCGGCACAAAGTGTGAAAATTGCCTGAGGTACTGTTTGTTCTACTAGCTGTTTGTAAGCCAGCCTATCATTGTCTTTTTTTGATTCAACTTTTGCCAGAGCTGCTTTTAATTGTTCCGGTGAAAATTTTGTTAAATCGATTGATTCTGTATTTGTTTCTGCGTTCATAGTGATGTATTTTAATAGTATTTATCGTTTGTAAATTGTTTTTGATTAAAACCTCCCCAGGAAGTTGCTTGTATGTGTTCTAGCGAAATTTTTACTTTCGCTTCGATGCTTGGCGGAATTTTATAATTCCGAACCTCATGCGGAAAATTATCTTCGTTTATCATAGACATAAGGGAGCCTCTCTCTTGATTTATGCAAACCCTTTCAAGAGTTGTAAACACATAAATTTTACCTATGCTTTGACGTTCTGAGCAATACGCTAAAGCATTATGTAAATCCTCTAATCTTTGCATTGTTTCTGTTTTACTCATGGATTAGTTAGGATATAAGGCGTTAAAAACTCTGATTCCTTTATCTATTTTTGGTTTTGCTATTTGATGTAATAAAGCCATTGGTCGAATATTAAATAACCCTATTGCACATTCTTTGTAGCATTTTTCCATATCTTTTGCTGTCACACTAGTATTTTCATATCTGTCTGTAAGCTTGTGAAATTCAGCTTCACATTTCGTAAGCTCTAGCATAAACCACCGGTTAATTGAGGCGTTTGCCAATACTTGCTGATACTCTAATACTGTTGTACTAGCACTTTCACACCAGTTTTGGTAAATATTCCAGATTAACGATTCGTGTTCTTCTGGAGTAATTGCTAATTTTTGAATTGTTGATTTCATTGCTCTATTTTTTTATATCGCTTCCGTGATAAAGCATTGCTGTTTGTTCGTTAATTGTTAAAACACCCCCCGGACATCTGCCACCGACAAACGCCGTTAAACCTTCAACCCTGAAATAAACATTACATAGCTTTTTTGCTAGTTTAGCAACTGCTGTTGTAGGTTCGTTCTTTTCCATGTGCGCCATTAAAATGATGAGCTTGTCAGGGTTTTTCCTTTTTATTCTTCTTAAATCTGCAGTTTTTAAATCATCTACATAAGCAGTGGCATTATCTATGACCATTATTCTAGCCGACTGCCTTTTCTCTAATACATTTGACAAGTCCTCAATTTCTAGGTAATCATGCCACTTTATTTTTGAGCTCTTAAAATCGATGTGAGCTCTTTTTACTGCTTGCTGAAAAGAGAATCCGGTTCCTTCCTCAGCAGATATGTAATTCAAATTTTCAAACTTGGTGAGGTATTCTGAAAGCAATAGAGCTAGTGTTGTTTTTCCGTTTTTTTCATTTCCATAAATCACCCAAATTCCACTTCGCTCTTGCTCACCTAAGACTTTTTCCCAAATTCCGTCAAACTTGAATGTTTTAAATTTTTTATTTAAGAGTGTTTTTGTTGTGATTCCTCTTGCCATTTATGCACCCATTTTTATAAGCGTTTCCAAATATCTTAGCGTGGTTTCTTTGTCTAAGCACTTTTTTATAAGAGGTTTAATTTTAGATTGGTCTTTCATATTGGCTATGGCAACCGTCCCGATCAGATCAGAATAATAAGCTTGTCTGTCTTCTTTTCCGTTCGGTACCAACTTGATAAACTCATCAGAAAAGCGGCTAAATATTTCTGCAAAACCTACTTTTTTACCGCTGATACCTTTTTGTATTTTTGCTCTTAGTCCATCAGCTCCAATCATGTACCAACCGCAAACCCCATCGGTACCGTTCCAAATTCCTTTCAGTTCCACAAATGCTGAGTACTCCAAATCTCCCGCCTCATCGATTACTATTAAAGGTTTTTCAAGGGTTGTGATGTAATACTTAAGATTTGCTAATACATCGTAATATTTGCCTTGGTTATCAATACCGACCGTTTTGGCAAGCAGACGGATAAACAATTGTTTTGATTTTGCTTGTGAACAATCAACATAAAAAGTGTTTTTCATTTTTTTGATGATGTGCTTTGTACAAAAGCTTTTCCCGATTCCGCAATCATCAACTAAAACCATTGAACGGCTTAACTCTTTACAAAAACTTAAGTTGTCTTCTATTTCGTCGTAAACTGCTGTCCTTGCTACTTTCCAGTTGTCTTCAAAAACCTTTACTTGTAATTCACGGCCTATAGTTATCCAAACCGTGTCACTCATTATTTTGTCAGTTTCACCTTTTTTTAACCTGCTGTAAATAGCGCTGTTAATTCCTAGGCTTTTAGAAAAATCGGCATCACTTCCACCGTAATTTTCTCTTTTTTCTAAAATTGCTTCTCTTACTTTTTCTTTAAATTGTTTTGTTAGGTTCATGATTTTTTGGTTTTATAAGTTAAAATTAGATCGCCATCCTGGAGCCGCTTTTTGGCTGGGTACAAATACATTATCATCATCTGGATCATCTGCAAAAACTTCTACTGGAGTTTCGCGAACTTCATATCTTTTAAGATTTGGTATTTTGAAATTTGAGTTAATTGTTTTTGGTGTATTATCAATAATTTGGATGTTTTCAATTCGATTTCTTTGACGTTTTTCGAAAGCATCAACCGAGGCAACATAAGCGCTTTGTAATTTTATAGCTTCGTAATCTGCATCAGTTCGTTCAATGGTTGCTCTGTTATATCTTGGCATTTCCATAATCTCACAAATAAATTTATCATTCATGTAAACCAGTGCTTTCAATACTTTACTGTCGTTTCCATCAATCCAATAAACATCAAACTCTTTACCTTCAATTATTCGCATTTGCTGAATAAGTGCTTCACCAGTTAAAATTTTTCCTTCATCAGCAATGGCTCGTTTTTTTCCTTGAAGTCTCACATATCCGCCATTACATGATGTTTTCTCCTTAAAGCCTATTGTTGGCAAAATTCCGCTCCAATTTGTAGGTTTTAAGTTTGGATTTTGGTTTCTCTCGAAGTAATCCCAACGGCTTAACTCTTTGTTTTCAGGGTGAGGGCTATTATTCCATTTTTCAATCTCTAAAAGCCTTTCATTTACCAAAATATCATAAGGAATGACTTGTTTTTTAGCAGAACTCAACTGATTTGCTTCTGATTTTGCTGTAGGTCTGGCCAACCATCCCGAAGCGCTTTTCTCAACTTCGTAGCGTAGCTTTCCATTCATACGCTCAATATACTTTCCACGTGCGTTATTTGCTTCGATTTTGACTTCTTGAAACATATTACCCGGCCTTAATAAAGTGTCCTTAAAACTGCTATTTAAAGAGCTTTCACATTCTAGCTCATGAGGCAGGCAAAAACCCCATTCAGTATAATTTCTAACCATTTGTCGGTAAAAATCAACGATAATTCCTTCTTTAGTTTTGCCGTAAACGAATGTTGTAAAGCATTGTGAAGCAATATCAACACCCAAATAGAACCAAACTCTGTCGTTTTTTGTGTTGTAAACAAATGGTGGCTGCCTATCATCGATTGATAAAATAGAGCCCGCTAACGTTGGCATTTCCATTTGATGATGTGGCTTAAAATTCCCCATGTAAGCCTGACGATCACCGCTTCGCGCTTTATGGGTAGCCAATTTGTTTTCCCACTTATTTATATAGCTTATAATGGTTGCATTTGACAGAGCTTTAAAATCTTTAGGGTTATATAGTTCTCCGGTGTCCTGATTATATACTTCCGCATATCCGTTTAGAAAAGCATCGTAGTTACGTGCAACTTCTGTAGGCGTTGGCTTGTGCAACTGGTTTTTAAATAAGCCGTTAAATATCATTTCCGTTTTATCATCAACTTTTCTAGCGTTATTCGTTTTACCACCTTCAGGGTCTTTTATCAATGGGTAATACAAATCTGACTTGCATGCGTTTAAAACCTTTTTAAATTGTTTTTCACTTGCTGGAAGATTGTGGCTTACTTCGTGTTTAACTTTCAATGTATTGTTGAAGTTTTCAACATCTTTTACCAGTGTCGCTGTAATACCTCTGATTGAACCTCTTAACTTAATGCGTTCCTGGACACGAGCTTGCTCCAATTTTAGAACGGCTTTCATAACACTTGCGTTAATTATATATCGCTCTTGTTCATCCGGTTCAAGCGAATTTCCAGATCGTTTAAATCTTGAATAGTAGCGTACTGCATCTGCATCAAACTCAAAATAGTTTTCTAATGGATTGTCTGTTCGTCGGGGATCACCAATTGCGTCCTGAATATTTGGTTTTAAACTATCAAAATCAATAAGTAATTTTCTGCCATTACCACCAACTTGCAAACGTTTTATTCCAAATGGTTTGTCCTTATATCGCTGTATTTCTTTTTGAAGAGAGCCGAGAGTATTCCAGAAATTTGGTACTAACTCATCAAGTCCAACAGCAATAATATTATTTGAATATTGATACGGCATATCTTTTACTCTAATGTTTTATTGATTAGGTTTTGGACTGTTTTTTGAAACTCCTTTTCCATAATTAAATAGTCTTTCTTTATAGCATCTGGAGTTACACCCTTTACATTACCATTTATACTTTGACGGATGTAATAATGTGATAATCCGTATTTTGAAGACAAAGCATCTAAAATGGTTTTTTCGTAGGAATTTTGATTATTTGTTTTACTTTTGCTCATTGCTTTGTTAGTTTCAGATATTGAAACAAATATATAAACAAAGTTTCTATTTTCGAAACAAAAATATAAACTTTTTTTCTATTAATTATTAAATTAAGTTGTAAATGACTAGAATAGAACGAGTTAAGAAATTGTGTAAATGGCTGATTTATGACGGATTTGCTGACAATGATGCTGAATTAGCTAAGAATTTAGGGTACACTAAGTCTTCTTTTTCACAGATTTTAAACGAAAAGGTACCATTATCAGATAAGTTTATTGATAAATTAAGTAGTGCAAACAACAATATAAACAAAGTATGGATTCTTGATGGAATTGGAGAAATGTTAAATAATGGTGTTACGAAAGAGCCAGGTCTAATGGTTCGTAAATTGAAAACAGATAGAATAATAGACAATCAAGATATTCCGCTATATGACATACAAGTTGCTGCGGGGGTAGTTGATCTATTTGGAGGTGAACAAAAGCAAATCCCAGTGGATTACATAAGAATTCCAAAGCTTCCTAAATGTGACGGCGCTTTATATGTTACCGGAGACAGTATGTATCCGCTTCTAAAAAGCGGTGATATTGTAATGTATAAAGAGATTTACAACTTAGAACACAATATTATTTGGGGTGAAATGTACCTTTCCTATATCAATAATGATGGAAACGAGTATTTCTTTACTAAGTTTTTAAAAAAATCAGAACGAGATGGTTACGTGCAATTTGTTTCCCAAAATCAACACCATCAAACTGTTGAATTTCCTGTAAGCAGTATTAAAGCTTTAGCATTAGTGAAAGCTTCAATCAGAATCAACTCGCAATTATAGAACTAAATCGAAATTCTGCAATAAACTCTGCATATATACTTTTTTTAAAGGCTTTTTTACAATTTACTAACATAACACATTGATAAACAGCGACTAAAATAATATAAACTTTGTTTATATTTTAATATTAAGTAACGTGAGTTTTATATTTTTTACATAAAACCCACATAAAAACCCTTTTAGGAATGCTTTAAGTGGTGAAAAAAAAATTATAAATGTCCATGCAAATGTCCATCCAACTGTCTATGCAAAACAGATTTTACAAATTTTGAGATTTTCCATTACAAAAGTTTAAGCCATAAAAAAAGCCCCATTTAAGGAGCTTTTTTATATTTAATTACTGTTTAAACACCAATTAAATAAGGCTTTTAAGTATGTTTACACCTTTTAATGGTAGTTAGTCCTTTAGATCGCTTTTAAATGCGAATAATAACGGTAGTATAATGGTCGTTAATGGTAGTAAAAGAGAACTTTTGTTTTTCGCTCTTTTTTGACCTTTTTTGGCTTAATACCCTTATTTTATTGGACTTTTCGACCTTTTTTATATTAAGTAGTCTTGGAACTATTGTTTAATAGCCCATAATAGTGCTAAAAAACTATCAAAAAAAAAATATTGATAAAATACCATTTCTTTGATAGGGGCAAAAATAACCACCAAAAGTGGAAGCAATCCTCCAAGACTAAAAGATAGAGCAGATGCAAAGGCTGCAGTAAGAGGATTAGCTTGCGTGATTTCATTAATTCCAAGTTCATCTCTTGCGTGAGCTTCAAGCGCATCATGAGCCATTAATTCAGTAGCAACTTGTTTGGCCAATTCCTTACTTAATCCTCTTTGAATATAAATATTGGTTAGTTCTTCAAGTTCTTCTTTTGGCATAGTTTCAAGTTCCAGTTTTTCTCTTTTTAAATCTGCTGTTTCTACATGAGATTGGGAGCTTACCGATACATACTCACCAGCAGGTACAGAAAGTGCTCCTGCAACTAAACCAGCAACTGCTGCGAGTAAAATTGGTTCTCTCGTTACACTTGCCGCTGCAACACCAATGGCTAAACTGGTGGTAGATAAAATTCCTTCATTTGCTCCAAGTACTGTAGCTCTAAGCCATTCACTTCTGTTGATATAATAATTCTCAATATGCAT